GCAAGGGTTTTTTAGGCGTCCGCCAGGGTGAGCGCACCCTAGACGGACGGACTAGTGGGAAAATGCACTATTGTGCAGTGACGCCGGCTATCACGCCGGCGTTTTCGATAGTCAGGACCTATGTCCCGACTACTCAGCGCGCCACTCCTCGGACTCGAGGTCGCGCCTCAGCGCGGCGCAGTAGGAGTCGTCGGCCTCCCACTCCTCGTCGATGACGACGACCGTCTGCAGCCACATGGGGGTGGCTGGCGCGGCCTCAGGCTCGACGTGTGAGTAGGTGTAGGGGATGGAGAGGGCGTAGGTCTTGGGCATGATGATTCCTCAGAGGTGAAGTTGTTGTCGGGACACATGTCCCGACAAGATTGCCGCTGTCACCAGCGGTTGAGCCCGCCCCAGGCGAGCAGGCAGCCGAGCACGATGCCTAGCAGTACGAGCAAGAGCCAGTCACGCATTGCCGGCCTCTCTCAGCGCTTTGCGCGCGCACCGACGCTCGTACATGACGACGCGGGCCAGCTGGTGCATGGCTGCGGCGAGCCGCGGGGTTGGGTCTTGCATGAAGGCGGCGTGCGCCTGTTTGAGATGGCGCTCGGCCTGTTCGAGACGTGTCTCGGGCTTGGTGTTCATGGTGTTCTCCTGTTTGTAAAAGAGTCGGGACATCTGTCCCGACAGGGGTGATCAGACGAGGTCGCGCGGCAGCTGCGGGTACACGTCCACGCCGAGCAGTTGGCAGCCGTGCCTGTCCCGCACGACAGCGCCCGTGAGCCCACCTTCGGACGATTGGAAGTTGTCCGCTGCCCACGCGGGCAGGGGGCAGAGCATGTTCATGTAGATCCGCGCCTGAGCGCGCGCCTCGGCCGCGGTGGACGTGTGCGTGCGCATGACTTCGGTGTAGTCGATGGCGATCGAGATGGTGTAGGTCTGGCGAGTACGCATGATTGATCCTCGAATGTAAAACGGGTTGGGGTTGTCGGGACACGTGTCCCGACAAGAGTGCAGCCTCAGATGAGCGGGCGCGGCAGCGCCGGGGCCACGATGACGCTGTAGACCGAGACGCCGATCGGGGCGTCCACGGACACGTAGTTCGTGTCCGTGTGGTCGACGTCGTCCTCCGTCCAGCAGTTGAGCGGGAACAGCAGCGACATCCAGAGTCGTGCCTGCTTGCGGGCAGCCTCAGGGGTGAGCGCCTTCACGCGGCAGATGTCGTCGTGCTGGGCGTACAGGGTGACGTAGTAGAAGGTGGGCATGATGTTCCTCGGTTTGTAAAACGGGTTGGGGTTGTCGGGACAGATGTCCCGACAAGAGGGGTGCAGCTCAGGCCTTCTTGAGGGCGACCCATGCGTCAGCGACAGCCTGCGAGGCCAGCACCTTCTGCAAGTCTTCGCCGTACTCGGCGGCCAGTTTGACGAGTTCGAGCGCTTTGGAAAGCAGCTCAGCCGGAGTCTCGTACTGACCCTGCTTCGGCTTGGACTGCTCGACACACTCTTCGCCATCGAACAGCTTGTCGAGGAAACGAGCGCAGGCTTTCTTCTGAGCCGACGCGCCTTCTGGCCAACCAACGCGGCCCGCGTGCGTGCCACGCTCCACAATGATGGTCTCGAAGCCGCACACGGCGGCATACTTCGCGATCACTGCGTCGCGCACTTCGTCTTGCGTCTTGCCCACGATCAACGGACGGAGGACGGACAGCGCGCTCTCGACGGCGGCCGCCTGCTCGGCCTTGCTGCGCGCCAGCGTCGCGTCTTTGATCACGAGGTTGTCGATAGCGGCGAGGGCTTGGGCGTTGAGCTTGAATGCCATGATGATTATCTCCGAGGACTGGGGCGAGATGCTCGCCCCTGTATCGGTCCGGCGCAGTGCTGCACCTATTAACCGATGAATCCATTATATGAATCGGCTTTTTCAGGGGCATTCGGAGGGCTGATTTGGGGGTTATGGCGACCCCACCGGGGTGCACCCCCCGTCTATGGCGATGCGATGGGGGCCGATCAGGAACAGTGTTTCAAACAAATAATGCGGATTTTTTGTAAACTAGGTCAAAACTTTTAATAATACTAATATTATCTAGAAATATTTTGTAAAATTAAAAGTTTTTGCAAGTTGCAAAAAAAGACCCGCCGGAGCGGGTCAAGAGCCGAGGAGGCTCGCAGGAGACAGACATGGACGCGTTGCCCTGCGCCCGACACCGAGTGTACAGTCCCCTCTATTGCGAAGATAGGAGTACCCCGTGGGCATGTTTTCAGAGCTCATCGACTTTGAGCCCGACGATTTCGTCCCGATCGAGAAAGCAGCCCCCGACAAGATACTGTCGGCGCAGGCCGCCACCGTCGATTGGTTGAACGAGATGGGTGTCCCCTCGGACGAGGCGATCGACAAGAAACAGCAGACCACGGCCGCGCGCGAGGCCTTCGCCGCCATCAGTTATGGCAAAACCGATCAGGAAAAGCGCGCCGCACTGATCGCCATGAAGGTGCCCGAGGCCGTGCAGCACCTGACAGGCATGCTCACCGCCTACGACTGGGACTTCGTGCAGCAGGCGCGCGAGCTGCGCGGCTACACCGTGGCGGGAATCGTGAAGGAAACGACCCACAACGACGCCCGGATCCGCCTGAAAGCGTTCCAGATGCTGGGCAATATCACCGAGGTGGGCCTGTTCACCGAGCGCGTGGAGATCACCCGGATCGACGCCAACGAGAAGGACATCGAGGAGCGCCTGCGGGCCAAACTGGCCAAATTCATGGGCGCCGCCGAGACCATCGACGTGCTGCCGGCGCCAGACACGACCAACACCAAAGCCCGAGACTCTGACATTGACGCCGAGATTTCGGACGTAGCCGAGGTCCGCACACCTTGAGCGAGGCGATCGACGCCGTCCTGCAGAAGGCGCTCACACCCGGGCAGGCCCGGCGCCTGCTCGAGAATCTGCACACCCTCCCGCTGGCCGAGCGCGTGGCCATGCTCGAGGATATTGAGCACCTCGAGCACGCGGAGCTGGTGCGCCGCTGCAAGGACGACTTCCTGGCGTTCTGCAAGCACGTCTACCCCAACTTCAAGGAGGGGCCGCACCACCGGTTCGTCTCTCCCATCCTGAAGAAGGTGGTCGAGGGTCTGGAGGAGCGCTTAACCGTCAGCATGCCGCCGCGTTTCGGCAAGTCCGAGACGATCGCCTATCTGTTTGTGGCGTGGTATCTGGGGCATCACCCGGATCATTACGTGATCATGGTGACGCACACCGCGGGCCTCTCGACGGTGTTCGGGCGCAAGGTCCGCAACCTGATCGAGAGTCAGGTCTACCGGGAGATCTTCCCCGGCACGATCATCTCCAAGGACAAGACGGCCTCCGACGACTGGGCGACCACCAAGGGCGGCACCTACCTCGCGGTCGGTGTGGGCGGCAACATCGCGGGCTACGGCGCGCACCTGCTGGTGGCCGACGACCTCGTGTCCGAGCAGGCGGTGATGGCCAATCCGGACACCGCGTTCGAGAACGCCTGGAAGTACATGCAGGCGGGCCCGCTGCAGCGGCTGATGCCAGACGGGCGGATCATCATGATCGGCACGCGCTGGGGCAAGAAGGATCCGATCGGGCGCGCGCTGTCCTGGGCCACCGACGACCCGCACCACAAGAAATGGCACGAGATCCGGTTTCCGGCGATCCTGCCCAGCGGCAAGAGCCTGTGGCCCGAGCAGTGGCCGGTCGACCAGCTGCTGGCCAAGAAGGCGGGCATGACGCGCGCGTTCTGGAACGCGCAGTACATGCAGGATCCGACCTCGGAAGAAGGCGCGCTGCTCAAGCGCGAGTGGTGGCAGCTGTGGCTGCGCCCGGACCCGCCGCCCGTCGAGTTCGTCATCCAGAGCTGGGACACGGCGCACGAGACCAAGACGCACAACGACTTCAGCGCCTGCGGCACCTGGGGGGTGTGGTTCAACGAGCGCACCAACCGGCGCGAGCTGATCCTGCTGGACGCCTTCAAGGACCGCTACGAGTTCCCGCAGTTGAAGAAGAAGGCCCTGGAGACCTACAAGAAGTGGGATCCGGAGTGCCTGATCATCGAGAAGAAGGCCTCTGGCGGCCCGCTCATCCAAGAGCTGCGCCAGATGGACATGATCGTCGAGGAGTTCAGCCCCTCGCGCGGGCGCGGCAACACATCCAACGACAAACGCGCCCGGGTCAACGCGGTGGCCACGATCTTCTCCGACGGGTTGGTCTGGGTGCCCGACCGCGTCTGGGCCCACGAAGTGGTCAACGAGTGCGCCGACTTTCCCAACGGCGAGTTCGATGACTTTGTCGACATGACGACGCTCGCCGTGAGCCGTTACCGGCGCGGGGGCTTCGTGGTACTTTCCGACGACCGTCCGCAGGAGGAGCTGATTCGCGCTCCCAGGCGTACCCCCTACTACTAGGAGCCGAAATGGCCACCCCGAACAACATGGCGTCCAGTCTCTACGAGGCGCCCACCGGCATCCCTCAGGCGGCCGAGCAGGAAGTGGCCTTTGAGATCGAGGTCGTTGACCCCGAGGCGGTTAACGAAGAGGAAGCGCTCCTGCTGGCCTCGGCTAACGACGAGGCGGGGGCGGAAGCAGACTCGGGCTTCTCCGACAATCTGGCCGAGGAGTTGGACGACAGCGCCCTGGCGGTGCTGGCCAGTGAGCTCGCGCACGACATCGACAACGACAAGAACTCGCGCGCCGACTGGGAGAAGCTGTACATCGACGGCATCAAGCTCCTGGGACTCAAGCGCGAGCCGCGCACCAGCCCATGGCCGGGCGCCAGCGACGTGAACCACCCGATGATCACCGAGGCGATGGTGCGCTTCCAGTCCGAGATGATCACCGAGACGTTCCCGGCGGCGGGCCCGACCAAGGCCAAGATCATCGGCAAGGAGACGCCCAAGAAGAAAGAGGCCT